GTGTTAAGCCAGTTGTCCCAAACGATATTGATGATACACCTGTAGCCGCTGCCCAAGACGGGATGCCAGAAGCAAGCGTAAGGACATAACCATTTGTGCCAGCAGTTAACTTGGAAAGTGTATTGGTTGCAGAAGCATATAGAAGATCGCCGGTTGCATAAGATGTCTGCGCCGTCCCGCCATAAGTTTCTCGTATGGCTGTACCTTGCCAAACACCAGTCCCAATTGTTCCGATGGAAGTTAACGATGAAAGCGTTGTAACCGCTGTATTAACTAGCGTTCCAGATGTCGGTAATGTTACGTTGGTGGTGGCTGTAGCCGTTAACGTTGTTGAAAAAGCGCCCGACGTTGCAAGCGTTGATCCATCTGCAAGCGTTAATGTAGAACCTGTTGCTGGTGCAGTGATGGTGACTTTGTTAATAGAAGTAGCTGATGCCACACCCAATGTCGGCGTAGTCAATGATGGAGATGTTGCGAGAACAATGTTCCCTGAGCCAGTGGTGGTATTCCCAAGGGCTGTTACCGTGCCACTAGTTGGCAATGTTAGCGTTGTTGTTCCAGTAACAGTTAATGTCGTTGCAAACGCACCAGAAATCGTGAATGCGCCGCCCAAGCTGACCGCATTGCCACCTATTTTCCCAACTGTAGTGGCAACAGAACCCGCAGTATTGGTCACATCACCCGTAAGTGCGGGAAAAGCTGAAGTTGGCAAAGTAGACGCTACGGCAGCAGCACCAGCAGAACCCGATCCAATATATATCTGTGATGAAGTAGCAGACGGCAATGCTGTATTAATATTTGCCGTTGTGGCAAGCGTTCCCGATGTTGGCAAAGTTACGTTTGTTGCCGCCGTAGCCGTCAATGTAGTAGAAAATGCACCAGCCGTGGCCAGCGTAGACCCATTAACGAGCGTTAATGTCCCGGTTGTCGTCGTAACTGTTAACCCGTTAAGGGAAGTAGCAGTAGCTACACCAAGGGTGGGAGTAACTAAAGTTGGCGATGTTGCAAGGACAATGCTTCCAGACCCCGTTGCAGCATTTCCAAGTGCGGTTACAGTCCCGCTAACCGGCAATGTGAGTGATGTATTGCCTGTCGCTGTAAATGTTTGCGTAAATGCACCAGCATGAGTAACATTCCCAGCAATGGAAATTGTATTGGCACCGTTATTAACGCCAGTACCACCATAAGTTCCGGCAACAATGGTTCCCTGCCAAACGCCTGTTGCTATGGTTCCAACGCTGGTTAGGGATGAAGCAGTAACACCGCTATTCAATGTTGCGCCAGATAATGTCCCGGCTGGAGCTATTACAGCAGCCGTAGATGCAGCTGTAAGTTGGCCTTGAGCATTTACGGTAAATGTTGGTATTGCTGTCGAAGACCCGTAAGAATTAGCTGTTACTGTCGTGTTAAGAATACTAAATTGTGTTCCGGTAAGGGTTAATCCTGTACCAGCAGTATAAGTTCCAGCACCAGAAAATTGAGTAAATACAAGTGCGGTAGTGCCGACCGTAATCGGAAGCGGAGTAGTTTGAACCCACCCAGTTGAACCTAATGTTGTTCCATTTTGAATAAATAAATAGTCACCCGGAGCAATTTGGTTAGGTCCAGTACCAGCTGTATTATAATCTGTAGCTCTTGTAAGAACCCAAGCTATTGCCACAGAACCAAGCGTTGTTACGGTATAAACGCCATTTTGAGCTTGTACTGTTTGGTTTTTAACCAAAATACGGTCATTAAGAGATGCGGTATAACCATCAGTCGCAAATGCAACTAATGAACCCAGATTAGTAAGAGTTGCCCCTACACCACTTGCACCATTATTATACGTTGCAGTCAAATTAGCTGTTGTTCCAGCCTGAGCCGCCGTATGGGTATTTAGCGATGCAACCGCCGAATCAACATATTGCTTGGTTGCTAATTGTAATGCTGTAGTTGGATCTTGCGTAACCGTAACACTTGTTAAACCAGCTGGAGCTAATGATGTTGCTCCAAGGGCTATGCTAGTCGTTCCAAGTGTAATAGAGCTATTAGTAAGTCCCACATTAGGGATTGTAGTGACAGCAGTAAACGCAGACGTACCATTGCCAAATAAATACCCTGAGAGCGTTGTGGCCCCAGTTCCTCCATTTGCTACTGGCAATGTCCCCGTAACACCAGTTGATAATGGAAGCCCGGTTGCATTGGTCAAAACACCAGACGAAGGCGTCCCTAATGCCGGAGTTATTAAAGTAGGTGATGTAGCTAAAACAATGCTTCCAGAACCTGTCGAAGAATTGCCTAATGCTGTAACGGTTCCCGTTGTAGGGAGCGTTAATGCTGTATTTCCTGTAACTGTTAAAGTTGTTGTAAAAGCACCAGAAGTAGTTAAATTTCCACCAATTGTGATGGTTTTTCCTGTATTTGCAACGCCTGTGCCACCATATTGACCAGCAATAAGAGTGCCATGCCACACGCCTGTGGCAATGGTTCCGATGCTAGTAAGGGACGATGAAACGACGGTGGAATTAAGTGTTGTACCAGTTAAAGTTCCCGCCGCCGCCGTAACAGTGCCAGACCCGCCCAAAGAGATAGAAGTTCCGTTAACCGTCAATGAACTGTTTGCAAGATATGTATTGGTGATGGCCGTGCCATTCCAAACACCAGTTACGATTGTTCCTACGCTGGTAAGGGATGAGGAAACTACTGCACTGTTAAGCGTAGTACCAGAAAGCGTATCAGCTGGAGCAATAACAACATTGCTGGCTGCTGCCGTTAACTGGCCCTGCGCATTAACCGTAAACGATGGGATAGACGTTGAGGAGCCATATGATGCTGCTGTTACCGCCGTATTAGCAATACTAATCGTGCCAATAACCGTAATTGGGCCACCAGTTAGCCCAGTTCCTGTATCAATTTCTTGAACAGATCCACCACCAGTAAGAGGAAACCAACCTTTTGTCCCCGATCCGTCTGTCCCATAAAATCTATTTAATCCGGGAGCATTGGAGTCTCCAACAAGAGAAAGTTGAATATTGGATGATAACGGTCCACCACCTGAGACTGAATAAAGACCAGTAACCGTGCGAGTATTAGGAACAGCATCCGTAATACCGTATCCTGATAAAGTTGTAGGTGTACCAGTTACATTTGACCATACCGGAGAAATATATGTTGTTCCAGCCGTCGTAATTCGACCTTGCTGGTCAACCGTAAGCACCGGAATAGTAGTTGGAGAGCCATAATTGCTAGGTATAACTGCCGTATCATTAAGGCTAATCGTTGGATTACCAGCTGTACCATTGCCATTAGCAACAGTTAACGCCGTCCCAGCTGTAATGGTTGATGTTACATATGTTCCACCACTTGTTCTGGATATAATGCCTACTGTTCCAAGACCGGCAAGGCCAGTAAGGTTATTATTTAATGGTTGAGCATCTGTAATCCCATAGCCAGCAAGCGTTGTTGGTGTTCCTGTAATGCCGCTAAATGGAACTGAAAATGTTGTTGCCGTGGCATTGGTAATTTGACCTTGGGAATTAATCGTAAGAATAGGTACTTGCGTTGAAGAACCGTAAGTACCAGACGATACGCCCGTATTTAAAATTGAGATAATTCGGTCTTGGGTAAGATCCCCACCACCCGTTAGACCAGCTCCAGTTGCAATAATCCTAGTGCTAGGAACAGATACTGATCCTACAAAATTAGAAATTGTAGCTCTTTTTGTATACCCACCTTGTACAACAATTGTTAAATCTGCACCCGAAAGCGATGTTGCTTCAGGAAGATTTGATATTGTTACTGGTACTAGGTTTGATGGTACACTCATGGGAACGGAATGATATAACCACTATTGTCTTGCGTAACGATAAAGTTGTTATCGTCTTGCGTAACAATGCCACGGGGCTGTACGGCAATAGGAACATCAGGCCGTACAAACGGAAGCGTAATTTTTTCTGGTTGCCTAGCTGGTAGCCTATAAGGATCTAATTCGTCCCTATCTTCCAAACATACACGAAGTCCCGGAGAATTAGTATCTGGATAAAGATCTTCAATAGACATTTTACGGTTGCAACGGTCGCAAATCCCGATTGCAATCGTTCCGCGCCCCATAGTATCGAGCCAAATCGCCATAGCTCACCTCGTATACATTGATATGTTCGGTGCCATCATAAACGGAGAATTGTCTCTTTCTTCCATAAACGCAAGGTTCATAGCTTCAGCGGCTCGTGGTGCAAGGCGATCAGCCATAGCAATATCAACTTCTTTGATTTCAAAGCAAAGCCGATTAGCTAATTCCCATGTGATAGCATCAACCCAGCGTTGAGGCATTTCAATTGTCTGAGTTAAACCACCAACATCCATAATGTGACGTTGACGCCAAGATACCATTTGAGCAAATTGAGCTTGTTGATTTGGAGTAGGCCATAACCGCATAACAGGAGCTGCCACCTGACGATCAAGCCAAAATTGCAATGGACGGCCTTGAAAAGCCTTATTAGGGAGATTGGTATAGTCATCTTGATTAAGACGAGCTAATGGAATTTCTGTTGGATTACCGGCTGTAACAAACTCTGCCACATTTAAAATAGTACCATTAATTCCAGATAGCTTCCAATACCTTGCTGTAATTGATGGATTAAGATCATACCATTGCCATTGATTTTTCGTGTAAACCACTGGCCCCGGCTGAAGTACATTATTCCATATTACCAAATCATTCGACCATTCTACTTTCACATCATACGTTCCGGCTGCATACATATTAAAGCCAAGCGTAGTGATTAATGTGGGTTGAGTTAAATCTTGGAGAATGAAACCATTTGGATTAGTTTGAGTACAGGCGGTGTCTAAATTGCTATCATCAGCAAAATCAGGAACGCCTTCACTTGATGAGATAATGCCCGTATATTGGTTAATTGTACGGTAATTGGAGTTTAAAACATCGATTGTACCAGCCGGAAGGGTAATATACCCGTTAGCAAGATAGAACGGCATAATAATTTTTTCGACCGTCCAGAGTTGCAATCCACGGTTGCATAATGACGAAATAAGCAAATATAAACTATCTAAAGCCGTTTGCTGCATTTCTGACGTTACAGTTTCAGGCGGAACTTTGCACCTTCTGAATGCCTGATCCAGAATATTATTGGTGTTAAATACCGTTGCTGAAACCGTCCCGCTGGTTGTCATTTCTTTTTGGTCTTTCCACCCTTACGCAACATTTGCGGGTTTTTGGAAACAGCAAGAGTAGCTAATGATGGGGGAGCCTTTGGAGCAGCCATCTTAGGAACAGCCATTGCAGCTGGAATAGCAGGAGCTTTAGGGGGCTTATAAGCTGGTGCAGCACGGATTGCGACCGTGTGAGCGCCGCCGCCACGAGCCATTTTAATTGATGGTTTTTTCACTTTTTAAAACCTCTCAGCGTTTCAGCCAAACGAGCGCGTTTTG